GCTGACAGCGTGCCTCATTTTTTTCATGCTCTCCCCCCCTCCGCTCGCGCCCCGCTCGCCGTCAAACGACGAACGGTTCGTCGTCGTCGCGCTCGACGGGCTGCGCTCGATCCCGACCGAAGCCGCCATCGTGCCTCACGGTCTTGCGGTCGTGGCACCGCTTGCATAGCGGCTGCAGATTCCACCGGGCAAAGAACAACTCATGCGCGCCGTTGTGCGGCTTGATGTGGTCGACTACCTCGGCGGGCTTGCGGCACTCCGCGCAATAGGGGAACTCTGCGAGAAAGTTCGAGCGCAGCACGCGCCATGCAGTGGTCTGATACATCTTGCGATTCACGGTGACGCGGCGGTTGGCCTCGTACTCTTGCGCCGCTCGACGTTGCCTGTCGAGCATGGGGTGACGATTGACCCGGTTAAGCATCGCGCGAGGGTACCCATTCCTTGCCGAACGCGGTAGCCCCGCGAGCCTTCATGCGCTCCGGCATTCCTGCGCGATCAGCGAGCCGGGCGACCTCCTCGTCGTCCATGCCGAGCCTCGTGCATATGTCCTGCACGCTCACGCCATCGGCCAGCATCCCGCGCACCATGTCGGCCATCGGCACTACCCCGTGCACGCCACGCGCGCGGTTGTGGCGTACCGTACTCATCTTCCTGTGCACGGCATCCACGTTGATCGTGACCACAGGGACCATGCCACCGTACACCGCACGCAAGCGTGGGTCATCGCTCACGTGCCAGCGATGGAAGCCGTCGACGATGGTCATGTCTGGCAGCACGACGATAGGCTGCGTGAACCCATCCTCCAAGATGGACACGATCAACAGGTCCAACTCCGGCGGCGCGACGAAGTTCGGGTTGTAGTCGTTGGGCCGCAGGCTCGCACGGTCCACCCACTTCACATTGGAAACGGGTGCGGCAGCGAGCCGCGCCTGCAGATCAGTATCGTGTGCCAAGGTCTATCCCTAGTGAATCGGCGACTTCCTGCGGATCCTCGCCGCGCTTGATCGCCATATCGCGTGCCTTCATGCGCAAGTTCTGTACCTTGCGCCCCTTGCTGTCGCCGCGGTTCGCCATCTGCGACAGGAACCTCCACGACACCGCGGTCAGCGGGTGCGGGTCCGCATCGGGGATGGGGTCGTGACACTTCTTCGCGTGCAGCGCCATGACCGCATCGATGGACCGCGCGATCTTGCCGCGCATGTCCTTCGGCCACAGTTCGAGCAACTGAAACGTCCATTGCTTGTATGTCAGCCCGGGCGGCGGCTTGGTGTCGCCGAACGAGTAGAGTTCCGTCTTCGCGTAACGCGCGCCGGTCGAAACCCCGTGGCAGCGCTTGAGCATCTTGGCCCACATTTGCGGCGCGATCACGTGATACAGGTGCAGGCCGGCAAGCGGTTCCTCGCCGAACGGCGGGCATACGCGCTGCAGATGCACCGACACTCCGGCCATGTCGAACAGGTCATAGGTCCGGTTGTAATCGAACCCATGCAACTGCGGGTAGAACCAAACGTCGACGCTCGTCCAATCGTAGATGGGGTATGCCGAGTAAACCTGCTTGGCCGGCGTCTGCATGATCCAGTTCTCGTGTTCACGCTTTGACACCACCATGCGCCGACGCGGCGACTCCTGCGCGCGCAGGCCGAGGACTTGAACGATAGTCTCGGTCGGCGAATTCGCGCGCACCGAGAACGGCGCGACCTCCGGCATCGGCAGGAACTTCGACGGCGCGCCGACGCCCTGCAGTTCGGTGATCGCGCCCTCGGGCATCGGTCGGCACCACTTCTCCTCCTCGTCAGGGTGCCATGGATGCCAATACGGTTGTTTGCGCGACGCCGCATTGCGATGCTGGATCGGAATGCACATCCAATGCAGCTTGATATCGGGATTCAGCCGGCACCGCTCGACGTACTCGACCGTCGTCGGGTAGATCGCTTCCTCGTCGTAGAACACCGCTTCCACCGGCAGCTTGCCGGCCGCGCGCGCCGCCTCGATTGCAAGATGGAGGCAGACAGTCGAATCCTTGCCGCCGGAGAACATGACCAGCACGCGGTCGAAGCGTGCGTACAGCGTCGCGAATCGCTCGCGCGCCGCGGTCAGGACATCGCGCTCAGTCTCGACCGATTTCAGGGTGCGGGCCATGTCAGCGCTTCCAGCGAGCTTGTTCGAGCTTCACAAGGTGCGCGAACTGCGCGCGCGTCATCGGCCTCGGCGCGTAGCCCATCTTCGCCAGCCATGCGCGAGTCTCGGGCTCGGCGACCACTTGCTCGAGTGCCGCCTGCCAGCGATCCATGATTGCCGTGGGCGTGCCGACCGGCGCAAACATTCCCCACCATAGCGGCGAATCGAAGCCCGCGAATCCCGACTCGATCAGCGTCGGGACATCCGGCAGCGACGCGAGCCGCTCCGCGCCCGACTGCGCGATGACCAGAAACCGCCCCGATCCCACGAACCCCATCGCGACCGGAGCCGGCGAAAACAGCATCGGTACGTCGCCGGAGAGTAGCCCTTGAATCGCCGGGCCGCCGCCCTTGTAGGGGATGTGCGCAGCCGCCGAACCGGCACGTTTGCCTATGAACTCCTCCGCCTGTAGGTGCGCGAGACTGCCAATGCCATCGGAGCCGAATGACCACTCACGCGAGAACAGCGCGACCGTCTGCAGTTCGCGCGCGGTCTTGACCTTCATGTCGTTGCGCGCGAGCAGCAACGTGGGCGCGACGGCGACCATCGCCACAGGTTCGAGCGGCCAATCGGGCGCGAACCGCGGGTCGGTGAAGTCGCCCGGGTTGATGCCGTTCGGCGCGATGTGCCCGGCGAGCAGCGTGTAGCCGTCGGCCGGCGAGCGCGCGACCTCGCGCGCACCGATCACGCCGGTCGCGCCGCCCTTGTTTTCGATGATGACCGACCAGCCGGTGCGCTTCTCGACGCGCTCCACGACGTAGCGCATCAGAATGTCGGTCCCGCCGGCCGGCGGATATGGGATCACGACGCGGACGGTCTTGTTGGGATACTCGGCCGCTGCGGAAGCAGCGAACAGGAGCGCGGCGAGCGCAGCGACGAACCTCATGCGAGAGCCTCTTGATGGGCCAGCAGTGCGGAGAGCGCTTCCCCCGTCGTGCCGACGTTGAACTGCGTGCGCGCCTTCGCAAGCGCGTCGTACACGATCTGCCGGTCAATCGCCGGGATCACGATCTCGATTCGCACCGCCCGCGCATCATGCGCCTCGGCAGTCGCCGGGGGCTCGAAGTCCGGCCCCTCGTCGGACGCGGGCTCATCCTCGGGAGCCATCGCGGCCAGCCGGGCGCGCGCCGAATCCTCCTCGATCCGCAACAGGTCCGACGCCGAGAAGCCGAGCAACGCCGGGTCGACGCCCTCGCCCGCGAGATCCGATAGCTCATCGGCGAGCAGATCGGGCGCGAACGCGGAAAGCGACGCCAGCCGATTATCCGCGACGCGATACGCCGCGCGTTCGGCCTCGGTCAGCCCGTTGACGACGATGACCGGCACGGTTGCCGGTTCGAGCCCCGTGATGCGCTTGCCCTCGGCGTAGATGCTGCGCGCCGCGGCCAGCCGCCCATGTCCGGCAAGGATTTCGCCGGTCTCATCGATGAGGATCGGTTGCGGGAACCCGAATTCGAGCATGGACGCCCGCAGGGCCTCGATTTGCTCCGGCGGATGCACCCGCGGATTGCCGGGAGCCGGGCGCACCCGGTCAACGGGCCAATTCTGCGGCGTCATTGCAGGACGTAGCGCCGGCAGACGGCGACCAGCGCATCGCCGACCGACGCGGAATGCTGCCGCTCGCGGGCTCGCTCGAGTGCCGCGAATATCGCGTCGCGCTGCACCGTCGTCGCAAGGCAGGAAAACGTGAGCAGCGAATAGGGATCGGCAGCTTCGCCGGTGATGGGGCCGCCATCGGGCTCCTCGGGCGCGCCATCGTCCGGCGCGGGCTCCTCGGCCACGAGGATCCGCAACTCCTCGTCGGAAAAGCCGAGAGCCGACGCCGGAAAGCCGCCCTCGGTCAGTTCCCGTAGGGTCGCGGCCAGCGCGGCGTCATCGAACGCCGACAGGGACGCCAGCTTGTTGTCGGCGATCCGGTAGGCCTTGACTTGCGCCGGCGTGAGCGTCGACGCCTGCACGACCGGCACCATGCCATCGGCGCAGCGGGGGATCGGCACGCCCGCCGCCCACAACGCCTTGGCGGCCAGCAAGCGGCCATGCCCCGCGATGACGACGCCATCGGCGTCGATCAGGACGGGCGCGACGAAGCCGAACCGCCGCAGCGAGTCGCATAGCCGGTCGATTTGCTCGGCCGGATGCCGCCGCGCGTTGCGCGCATAGGGGATGACCTCGGAAACGGGGATTGACGGCACGGCCGGGAGTCTGCCGGGTTTTCGCTGCCACGGCAACCCCCGGGCGGCGAAATGGGGCCGCCTAATCGGGCCGTGGAGCGCCCCGGCGGCCCCGGGAGCCCCTACCCTGCCAGCCGACCGCCCGGAGGTACCGTCCGGCCCCGGGAGTACCGGCGGCAACCCGACAGCAACCCGACAGCAACGTGACCGGCAGGATTGCCGCTGACGCTTATCACATCCCCAATTAAGCCGACCCCCGACCACCCTTCGCCTCGTAACCTGTGGGGGTTCCTACAGCCTAACCTG